GGTCAATGAAGTCGCGCCGAGAGCAATTGCTGTAGTTCCAACAGTTACAGACGAGTTAGTCAACGCGCTGTTTGGAATATTGGTAAAAGTGTTTGTAGAACCAGACATGGACTTGTTGGTCAACGTCTGAGTACCAGTCAAAGTCGCAACAGTTGAATCAATAGCAATCGTCACGGCAGTTGAGCCGTTGTACGAAGTGCCAGTCAGACCTGTTCCAATGGTCAAAGCATTTGTTGCGGTCGCGGTAATTGTTCCAGATGCACCCAAAGCAACAGTCACGCCGTTGTAGGTCACAGAACTGTTTGTCAGACCACTATTAGGAATTGTCGTGTTTATTGCGCTTGCGGGAATGCTGATAGTCACATTTGACGCAGAAGTCAATTGACCTTGAGCGTTGACCGCAAACTGAGGGACTGTTGATGCGGAACCATAAGTTGCCGCAGTAACACCAGTCACATCAATTGAAATTGTGCCTGTGGAGGTGATTGGGCCACCTGTGAGGCCAGTTCCAGTAGCCACCGAGGTAACGCCAGAACCAGTGACAACTGAACCCCATGCGTTGTTTGCGTATCCTTCAAAGGTCGCAGTCGTGGTGTTGTAGCGGAACATCCCGTTGACAGGGCCAAGGCTTCGCTGTGCAGTTGTGCCAACAGGAACGGCGATACTCCCAGTACCCGGTATCACTGGGTTGCTCGCAATGCTTACCACTGGAGTTGTTGTTGCGTTTACAACCGTAATTTGGTCAGAAGTTCCGCTCACGCTTGTGACCGTACCGTCGCCAGAACCCAGCGTCACCCAAGAACCGTTCTGATACCCCTCAAAACGAGCCGTTGTTGAGTTGTAGCGAATCATGCCATTGACGGCGGATACTGGACGACTTCCTGTCGCACCAATAGGCAAAGTCAGGCTGGCAGTGCCACCAAGAACTGGGTTGTCTGCCAAGGCAATTGTTGGCGCACCACTCACTCCACTGCCGTTGGTAACCGTAATTTGGTTGGATGTGCCAGCAATCGTTGTCGCGCTGATTGCGCCACCAGAACTGATGGTCAGCAAGCCGTTGGCACTGAGGTTCGCCAAGTTCAAAACTTGACCAGAAAGAGCGATGGTTGGGTTGCCTGCAATGCCGTCGCCGTTGGTAATTGCCAGACCGTTGCCAGAAACAGCAATAGAACGCCCTGTAATGGCGGTAGAAGACGTTTTTACCTGAAAGCCAGTACCAGAGTTCACCAAGGACAACAAAGCGCCTGTGGTGCTGATATTGAAGAGTCCTTGAGCGCCAGCGTCGGTGATAACCAAACCATTGGTCGCGCCAACGTATCGACTGTTTGGAAGTTGCGGGGTCTGAGTAACTGTCAGGTAGGTGTAAACCTGCGACGGGGCGGCGGCAATCGCGCCCGTGGTCGTCTGCACCGTCACGCCATTTTGGACAATAGGAACCGCTTCAGCGCCTGTGATTGCGCCAGCGGCTGGGAGTTGGAGTATGGAGACTTGTGCGGACATTTATGTACTCGTATTGTCTGGAGGGTTCGGAGCAATCGTGTCTTTGTTCCCTGTGTTAGTCGGCGTCTGAGTGTTTTGCTCAGTCGAAATCTGGAACTGGCTTGAGCCGTCCATGTTCTGACTTCCAGTCATCAAGAAGTTGTCGTTCGCCGCAACGCTGACATCAGGGCGAGCAAAGCGAAGGTTAATCCTTTCGGTTTTGCGAGCCGCCAAGCGATAGGGGTCGAGGGTGTCCCAACAGCCTTCGCCGCACACGCGGAGACCGGGGGAGTTGCCGTCAGGTCTCAAGTCCACATAGGCACGCTTCATCTTGCACCTATCGCACACCGCGATGGCAAGAGAAGACAAACCAATTGTGTCCATGAAGACTGGCATCAGTTACCTCGTATACACGGAAATGTTGGGGGCAAAGTAGATTGGCGACTTGTCGCGCTCTTCCTGTTCGGCTTCGTAAAGGTACTTCTCAGCCATCTTTTCCAAGTAGGCAACCCTGTCCATCCCAACTTGCGGCAGTTCGAGGCTCATACGGTGAGCCAGCATGAACAGCACAGCCTCGTACCAGCGCTGTGGAATCTGCAATTCATCAGTCAAAGCGCCAACGTCCATGATTTGCGTGGAGTACCACACAGTCATCTGCACAAAAGCGTTGCTGGGGGTAGGCCACAAGTAAATCGTGGGGTTTGGAATCGTGCGGTCAAACCAAAACTGGTAAGGCTGATTTGCCGTAAAGTTTTTGTTTGGCAAGTTGGTGTAGTCGTCGCGGTTCAGGCGAGACATCATCACCTCGGTGCTGTTATTGCCGATATACCACTCGCGCAGGGCTAAAGTCGTCCCAGAATATGCACGAATGCGGTAGTAGGCGACGTTTTGACCGGGGTCTATATCCGTCCACACCCACACGTTATCAGTCACCGCGACCGCGCCAAGGCTCTGCAATGTGTTGAAAGTCGTCCCATCGGTCGAATACTCAAGCGTGATATTCCACACCGCATTCCCACCGCCCGCGATATAGGGCAAAAACCCAATAGAGCCTGCATAGATGGGGTCAGAAGTGCCGTAATTGACCGTGAAACTGCCATTTGCAGAAGACTGCTGGCAATAGGTGTCAATGTTTCCGTCGTACAGATTTGCAACTACACCACCAGCGGAGGAAGAATACGCGCCAGAAGGGCGATTCATGGTGCGATACAGCACGTTGAGCGTGTCTACAGCCCCATCAGGCAGGGTGTAGCGGTATTTGTCAGGGGTGAGTCCAATAACCTCTTTGCTGATGCACCAGTATTGGATGCCTCGGTTGATAAGGTTTGACAAAAGGAAGCCAAGAGACTGACGCGAAGACAGAACCTGCTCAGAAGTCAACTCTTCGGCGAGTTTTCCGCATCGACGAGCGCCGTGGTCAATCAGCGTTTGTACGTTGTAGGTCTGTCCATAGGTGTCAGAATACGCCATGCTTTACCACTTAGAAGAAGATGAGTTTTTCTTGGCGGTATTGACTTTGCACTTTGACAAATCAATCGCTCCGCCCTTTTTCTCAAGCATTGGCATCGGCGCAGGCTTTAAGTCTCCGCGTCGAATCTTGCGACCGCCAATGTCAATTGTTTCGTTGGGGTCAACTTTGTATTCAGGCATCTTGGCGGGCTTGATGATTGTGCCTTTAGGAGCGCCAATAGCCTTGTTCAACTCTTCGTCTGGGTCTTCTTTAGGGGTGCGAAGAATGCCGGGGTCAAGGTCTTTTTTGCCCGACTTGCGGAACGCTTCCATCATTTCGTCTTCTAATTTTGGCATCTTCTTTTCCTTTACCAGCCGGAGCAGTCCCACCGCTTCAGCGATGCTTTTGCTCTTGGGGCATCCCCTTTTGAATGTTCTACAACACCAGACATACGAGCGCAAAAAGAATCCTTGCGTGCGCCACCTTGCGGTTGAGGAGCCTTTAAGTGGCTACCTGTCTCTCTATTGTATTTCTCTCTGCCTTTTTGCGTAAGTCCTGCGCCTGCTTTTGTCGAAAGTTTTTCACCTCGACCAACGGCAAGACTTGGCCCGCCTTCTTTCATTTTTGCGGTTTTAGCCGACTCACGAAATGCTTCAGCAGTTGGAGCGCCTTTGCTACCAACTCGGCGCATTTTTTCGCCAGAACCTTCAGCGATTCTTTCACGTTTTGCATTGATGTTGTCATACAAGCCGCCTCCTTTAAATTTCTTTCCCTCATCAACTTTGGCAAATTCTTTGCCGACTTTTTGAGAGATGCCTACCTTTTTGGCGAACGCAGGGTTATGCGCTACCGCCTCCATCAAACGATGTTGGGAAGGTGATTTGCTTGGCATGATTAACCCAACGGATTCACATAGTGTTTCACCATCTCCAAAACCACGGTATAGGTGTCACCAGCGCTTGCATCCAAAGTGGTAAATGTGATTGCGCCATCAACACCAGTGCCAGCATTGTTTGTCAAACCACCAATTTTTTCAAAGTCTTGCTGGTAAGCATTATTTTGAGGAATGGTTTCAATGATGACGGGCGTGCTGGCTTTCCACTTCAATTGCACTTCCATGCCATGAGTCAAAGCGGTAATTTTGGTAATGGTCACACGGTCGCAAGCGCCACCGCCTGAACCAGAAGGAGCCAAAGTCGAAGGATTAACTTTGACCACATTGGTTTCACCAGTGCCATCACTGGTGTTTGTGAATTTCATAATTGCAACGCGCTCACCGTCCATGAGCGTTTGACTTGCGACTGCATCAGCCATATTTCTCTCCAATTAAAAGTGGGAGCCGAAGCCCCCACTCGTTTTCAACAAGCGCGTCCGCCGCGTTTTTTTCCTGCTGGTGAGACTGTGATTGATTTCTCAGTCTTGGTAACAGCACCCTGTCCGTTTGCCGCACGGTCTGACTTTATTTTGTCAGCCATGTAGTTACGAGATTGACTCTCAAACAACTTCTTGCGCTCATCGCCCTTGAAGTAGCCCTCTGGGTCAAAAGAACGCATGATGTGCTTTCCCATGCTCTTGAGCGGGTCAAGAATCATGTTACGCATTGCCTCATTGTCTGCCTTTTCATTGGCATAGTGAGCGTCATACGCACCGTTGGACATATCCATCTCTTTGTCAGAGGTGGAACCACCGCCAGCCATGCGCTTGGGTGAACCATATTTCAGGTTACTATCGCGAAAGGCATCACGCATGGAGGAGGCGTTCTCTGCGGCGTTGTTTTTCAACAAGCGTGCTTCCGCAGGGGTTGCGCGACCGCCATTCTTGTAAGTGCCAGCCAGTTGGCTGATTTTTACAGATGCTGGGACGGGTTTATTGCCTTGCGGCATGGCGACGGCGCGACCTGAATTAACAGTTCCCCCCGTCGCGTAGGCTTTTTTTGAGGTTTTGCCCCCCATTTTGTAGCCACCCGCGTTACCTAAAGCAACTCCGCCAGTAGCATAGCCACCGCCATTGCCGTCTTTCACATCGCCAGTTTTTCCGCTGGACTTGCCACCGTATTCAGCGGTGACCATTTTGGTGTTGCGGTATGGGCCAGAACCACTTGCAGATTGCTCTTCAGAGATGATGCCGCCGTTGGCAAACTTCATGACGTTGCCGCCTTTTTTGTAGCCGCCTTGACCATTGGTCACGCCGCCAGTAGCCATCTTGCCGCCCTTCTTCAACTTCAAAGAAGTGCCTTTGCCACCTTTATGCTCTTGCATATCGTGTTGCTTGAAGGCTTTCTTAATCATGGCTTTGTCTTGCGCCATATCCATATCGCCGCCTTCGGCTTTCTTCATAGCCTTGCCACCCTTTTTCATGGGAGGAGGAGGCATAGCGGGGCCAGAAGGCGTAACGGCAGGCTTTGCCATCATTGCCTTGCGACGAGCCGCCATAGAGGGCTTGCCGGGGCTTTGGACGGGCGCATTCACCGCAGGGCGACCAATCAAGGCGGGCGTACCAGCCAATGCCGCCATCGCGCCACCGCCACCAGCCATCTTCTTGTGACCAGCCTCGGCTTTGCCGCCTTTTTTCATGTTTACATGACCGCCTTTTTTGAGTTTTAACTCAACTGTAGGCTCAGTGGTCTCCATCTTGACCATTGGTTTAAATTGTCCCATGACTGCTCTCCTTTAGGCTTGTGTTACGCCGAGAGCGCCAACGCGAGTAGCGTTAGGGCCGACAGCGATTGCTGGCAACAAGATTCCCATTGTTGTACGAACGATGCCGTTCGATGCAGTGGCAGGGGTGTATGTACCGCGAACGTCACCAGTAGTGGTCGTGGCAGTTGCGGTGTCAGCGGCTACAAACGTACCAGCGTCTTGCGCTAGTGTGTTGTTACTCTTGACGCTTGCAACGTATGACACGTTGAACACGCGAACTGGAATACCAAGAACATCACTTGTGCCAACCACAACAGCAGTTGCAGAGCCAGCGATAGTCACGCCAGTGATTTGGAAGAAAGCCTTCAAACCAGTCACAGCAGTTGCGGCGGTTACCACAGTGATAACTTCACTCATCGCTTGTCCGTAGTAGTCGTAACCACTAACAGTAAATGCACGAGCAGTTGTTGAAGAGTTCACCTTGACTGCGCGAGGGCAATCCAACTGCAATACAGTTGTGCCGTCTTGGCGTACAACAGATTTAACTGAAGTACCAGCGGTCAAAGTGACAGCACCAGCGGCGGCGGCAGTTTGCGATGCGGCAATGTTGTTGGTGACGGCGGCTTGAGGAACAATATCCCAAACGTAGATGCGACCCAAAGGGCCAACACCCAAGTCCATAGGAGAAGGATTATCAAGAGTCGTATTGGTGTGTCCAGTAATGGTTGTACTAGAAGCGGTCACCGATTGGTTAACCGTGTAAGTACCCGTACCTCCAGTACCAGTAACAAACGCAGTGATGTAAGTACCGTCGGTCACGCTAGTACCGTCAATGTACATACCAACCACGATTGGAGAACCAGACAGCATTGCTGTGACGTTCAATACCGTGGTTGAAATTGAACCAGTAAAGGTTGAGGTGTAGGGGCGCAGACCCGTTCCCATGTAGGTTTGGGCTGGGCCTAGAAATAGGTCGTCTGAATATTGAGGCATTTTGTCTTCTCCTTGAAAAGTTTGACAAATACATTTAACAAAAAAGGGGCTGGGTTTTAGCCCAACCCCTTGTGGCGCTTTTAGACGCCGGGTGTGCCGTACACGGCGCGTGGGTCAGTGAAACCCACTTGGTAACGCTCAGTGGCCTTGTAGCGCATAGAGTCGGTCTCGAAATCACCTTCCATAGTTTTTT